TGACTTCTTGAACAGGATTAAACGAATAAATTACGGTATCACTTTAACACCTAAAATATAATGGCACAATTAGAAAATGAAATGTTAAACGAGCTTTCAGTGGCTCAAGGTTTTACAAACGATTTAGCAGCTAATTTGACTGCAAAAGGTGTGCCTTCAAGCAATACAGAGGGTTTAGATACGCTCGTTCCAAAGGTTTTAGAGATTGGGAAACCCCCATACGAAGAATGGCAGGAAGGCTTTGGTTATAATTGGGACAGTGTAGTATCAAACGCACCGATGGCGAGTACTCTACGTGTTTTGCACATTTATACGAAAGTAGAATTTCTTAAAATGTATTCTTATTTTCCAACGAGTATAGAAATATACACGTATAACGGTAGCGATTATCGCCAAAAAACAATGGATGCAAACAAAAGATTAGCGTTCATTGAAGCCGATTATATGACAAATACAAGCGATAATTTGCAATACGTCTGCGTTGTTTATGGTGATTTTGGTTGGGGTGAATACTATTTTAACACGTATTTGCCAGTCGTTTATTCAAACAGTAAAAATAATCCTGACGATCGGTACGTAAATTTAATAAATATAGGAGGTGGTCAAACATTTGCTATATACCCCTATTTGCGTGGTGTTGATTGCTATAGGACTTCTTATATTCAGATAGGTAATTCGTTGGAACATTTGACAACGCAGATTTATGATACAACAATAAGACTGGAAAGAATCGCTGGAAGTGATACCCAAGCACGCATTTTAAAGGATTTAATTGATAATGCACCTATTGGAACAACAATCACGCTTGGTGGTGATTTCATTCAATACGTATCATTATATATTTCCGATGAAAAATTAGCCGATTGGTTTTATAATGATTTATGTTACAATAAATTTAATAAAGTTAGTTATTATGGTGGTTTTTCTATATCCAATGTGGTTAAAAGATTCAAAATACGACCTGATATTAATTTTTACGACCAATATTTGTGGCAATTACCAAATATGGTATATATAGATGGCGTAATAACAGAAGACCAGACTAAAATTGCTGATACAAATGCAGGGTTTCACAATTTTATGAATAGCGGTTGGACAATGCTGCAAAACTTCCCAATGTGGAAGGTTATAGGGTCGGCTACTACTGGCTGCTTATTACCAATGAATACGCAAGCGAACGTTAATGCTTATTTGTTAGGCTCTTTTGATTTTTATTCAACAAATTTAGAACCAAATAAGTTTTGTGAATTCGATGAAAATGGCATAATTGAAGACCCAACTAAATACTTTATTTGCAATTTACCATTTGAAGCGATTTCACACGTCAACATACAAGTTCGGTTCAGGGATTTAACATTTAAAAATAACTATACAACCACACAACGAAATGCAATATCAACATATTTAACTAATAAAAATTGGAGTTTGCAATGGTAACAAAAATAATAACAAACGAAAAAGGCGAACCACTTTATAAAGAAGTAACGCCAAGTGAAGGCAAAGCCTTATTTTGTCAGGGTATGGAAGAAATAGAAGATGCTTTTTATTTTATTTCGATACCTTTGGGATGCGACGAAAACGAATTGATTGAAAAAGAAATTCCAGAAGAGTTTACAAATAATAACGATTAAAATGGATAAATTTTACACGGCTGTACAAGGAGCTCTTATAGGGGCAGCCACTGCAATAGCAGCTTATTTCGATAGCACATTTAGTTTTGTTTGTGCTTTAATTTTGGCTTTTTTATTTAACATTTTAGCAGGATTTAAAGCCGATGAAGTCAAAATAAATATCAAAAGAATTTTCCCGCCTGATTTTTTTGATAATTTTAACGGAAACAAGCTCAAAGATAGTTTAATGGAGTTGTTTTTAATTTCCGCTATAACTTTCCTGTTAAAAGGTCTAATTGACTTGATGCAAAAACAAGATTTGAGTACTTATGCTGTTCAGTTTCTCATTTCAATTGCAATTTATTATTACTTTAGAAATGGATTGCGTAATTTAGTCAAAGTTTATCCTAAAGTCAAATTTTTACGGCTCGTTTATTATCTTATAGCATTCAAATTAAAAGAAATTATCGGAAGTGATTTATCGGATATTGTTGAAAAAGCAGAAAAAGAAAAAGAAAAAAATGAATAAAATAACGATACAAATTAAGCGTTTTGCACTCAAAGAAACGTACACTATCGGCAAATTATACGTCGATGGTGTTTATATTTGCGATACCATAGAAGACAAGGTGCGAGTTCTGAACAGCGCAAAGGATAAGGTTTATGGTTTTACAGCAATTCCACGTGGCGAATATCGTGCCGATGTGGCGTTTAGTAATAAATTCCGGTATAATGTTGTGCGCTTGTTTGGCGTTCCTTATTTTGAAGGTATTTATATTCACAAGGGCAATACCGAAAAGGATAGCTTGGGCTGTATAATTGTCGGCTATAATGATAAAAAAGGTTGGGTATCACGCCCAACGGAAGCGATGACTAAATTAATGGCAGCGATTGAAGGGTATGACGAATTAAAAGTAATTATACAATGAAAAAGCAAATACTCATTTTAAGCCTTTTTGCGGTACTATTTTTTACAAGTGGATGTTCGCCTCGTATTTTAGTACGTGAGGTCGTTAGAGACAGCCTAATAGTGCGTACGACGTTGGATAGTGTATATCTGTATGAAAAAGATAGTATATTCGTTAAACACAAAGGAGATACCGTTTGGCTTGAACGCTGGTCCATTAGATATAAAGACAAATTGATTGAAAAAAAAGATACTACCTACATAAATAAGGTAGAAGTTAAAGAGGTCCCTGTCCCTGCTCAATTGAATTGGTGGCAGCGTTGGCAAATACGCTCTTTTTGGTGGTTATTCGGTGTGGTTGCTATTGTGATCGGCTGGCAAATAATTAAAATATATTTCCGATTAAAAAAATAGGTGGTTTTTCATAGTATTTAGTGTGTTGAGGGTGTTGGCTGTGAAGTCCGCACCCTTTTTTTGTGCCATTTCGTAAAAATAAGTGTTAAAATATGTTAAATCGGTAATGTTGTAATAAAAAAAATTATAAGTAAGTGCGTAAGGTGTTGATATTGTGTTAGTTAGCAGGTGAAAATAATTTGCATATTTCTTGACTTGTAATGTTTTATATTATATCTTTGCTATATAGAAATTCAAACATAAACAAATACTTAACATTTTACAATTATGAAAACTGGATTACAATTAACACCAAGAACAAGAGAAGATGCAAGAGTAATAAATGAAGCAATTGCTAATTCTGATTTTTACACTGAATATAATTCTGAATTTGGGTTTTATTTATTCCCAGAAGAAGAAGAAAATTATGATGAATTAGAGGCTCAAATAGACAATTTATTTAACGGATTAAATGTAAATTACAGAATTGAGGGAGTATTTTAAAACAAAAAAACAAAACACAAACAAACACTTAAAATTATGAAAACAACTACATTACAAAAGAGATTAGAAAATCGTTACACAGGTAGCAAAACTTCAAAAGCGTATCAAATTATAAAAGATTTGATTAATAGAACAAACAAAACCTATATGGTTAATGGTGATTTGATTAGACCTTGCTCGACATCTGGAAGTGGACGATTTACATCAAATATGGATTATACAAGAGAAACAAGAAGTTTATTGATGCTTTTGGGTATCAAATTTGAATCGGGGAATGATTCACCAAGAGGCGGATTGACTGGTAATTATTTTAAAATCTTAACAAAAATAGATTATGAAAAAGCAAAGTCCACACAAACAAATTAAGGCATTAGATGCCGAGATTACGAGGCTACAACAAACGCTTCCTAAATTAGAACTTAAAGAATTTGAAGCGACTTGCAGTCAAATTAATCAGCTCGAAATAAAAAGGGTTCAACTGCTAAACCCTATCGAATTTGAAGCAGAATTACCAACTTATAAAATTTTAATAAAATGAAAAACTACAAAATCTATCGAGTGATTAACGACACTCACAACTCGCACGGAATGGTAAACAATTACGCCAAATTACACGGAGAAGCAGCCAACGACCATTTATGGCTTAAAGAAACAAAAACAGGCGTTTATTTCCTTTGCCACAAAAGCGATGTAGTAGAAGCAACAGCGGAATACGTTACAAAGAAACTCGAACAAGCCACACTATTTTTCGCTGGAGTTACTTCGCTGGTTATTTTAGGTGCAAACGCATTCAACGGTGGGCATTGGATCGGTACGGTAGGCTTTGCGATTATCAGCTTCGTTTGCTTTACGGTTTACAAAATACA